GGCGGCATTGACGATAGCGTCGCATTTTTCCCGAGTAATATCACCGGAGACAAGTTGGATTCGTTCGAATGTCTCTAATATTTTCGTCACTGATCTTAATTGATTTTCATCTGAAAAATTCTTAAAATTAAGGAAAAATCGGTGGCATTTATGTATAATAATTGTGGTAGTCATGAATGCCCGTAATGACATAAGCAACCGTTGTCCCTGGAGAATGCAGTATCCTAGGCCAGGCTAAAATGGTGGATACGTTCGGTGACGGAAACAGTCATAGGTCGGCCTCTTACCTTTTAAAATTGAGGCTTTTAATTTAAAAATTTAATGAAAATGTTTTCGTAGGGTGTTTGATGAGTTTTTTCTCAAAAAGCACCCTTTTTTCTTTTGTTTTAAAAAATAAAACATGGTCTTAAATGATTTTTTATCAAATTTTGTGCTCCGTTTCTTTAGGCTGATTTGACATATAAAAAATAAGTGATAAATTAAGGGTAGAATTGATTGTCGGCAATATAAGAAATTCGGAAGGAAGTGATATTTTGATACTGGAATTAACTGATGAAGAGGCATATGTAGCTAGTATGCTTCTTAATGAAGAAATCTATACTGTGGAAGACCTGATTGATAAGTTCCATAAGGTTGATGATAGCTCATCTGAGATTGATAAGCAGGACGCTGCTAACATAAGTCATCAACTTGATGTAATGAGATCAATTGCAAATAAACTGAATAAGTAATCAAGTATCGAGTCGTGGAGCAAAATCTGCGACTCTTTTTTATTTTCTGAATTCAAATCCCGAACTTTTGACACGATTTTCGGTCCTTAGACTTGAGGAGGTATGAACCTATGAATTTAAAAGAACAAATAAGAACCTTAAGTCAAAAGGGCTATGGCTATAAGAAGATAGCTAAAGAATTGAATATTTCAATTGGATCAGTAAGAAACGCTTTAGTTGAGACACCAAGCGATGAGGTGTGCAAGAACTGCGGAAAGAAGCTAAAGTTTGTTGTCGGTAAGAAAAAGAAGATATTCTGCTGTGATAGCTGCAGATACAATTACTGGAATAAACAAAGAAGGGGTGGCAAGTAATATGACTCCTTTGGAAAGATATATGGCTTCAGTAAAGGTGCTTGAGAAGATGGTTAAGGAAGGCTTGATTAATGAAAAAGAGTATATGAAAGCCGAATCGTTTCTAGCTAAAAAGCACTGTATCAAACCTGACAGCATTTACCGTTCAAATCACTTGCTATTTCTAAGAAATAGAGTGATAGATAGTAATGCAAAAAAGGAGGCAAATAATGGATAGAAACATAATCAAAATTGATACAGAAAAGCAATTGAAATCCAGAATTAGGGTTTGCGCTTATGCTCGTGTTTCAAGAGATAAGGATGCGATGTTTCAATCGCTGTCAGCTCAGGTTAGCCATTACAACAAGATGATTAACAGCAATCCAGAATGGCAGTTCAAGGGAGTCTATGCAGATTATGCGTTTTCAGGAACAAAGGAAGATAGACCAGAATTTCAAAAGATGCTTGAAGCCTGCAAAGCTGGTGAGATTGACCTAATAATCACGAAGTCAATTTCAAGGTTCGCAAGAAACACAGAAACAGTGCTTAAAGTAGTTAGGGAATTAAAGGCTAGGGATGTAGATGTCTACTTCGAAGAACAGAAGATTCATACGATCTCATCGGATGGTGAGTTCATGCTTAGCGTGCTTGCTGCTTATTACCAAGAGGAAGCCAGGTCGGTTTCAGAGAACATGAAATGGCGAATCAAGAAAGACTTCAGTCAAGGCATCATGTGGGGTGGCAAAGATAACTACGGTTACAAGTATGACATCGATAAGAAGACGTTTATTGTAGTTCCTGAAGAGGCTGCTGTAGTTAAGCGAATCTTTGAACTATACATTGCTGGAGCAGGATTTCAAAAGATAGCCAGCATCCTGAACTCGGAAGGCATAAAACCAATGACTGCAAATGAGTGGAGCAAGAATAACGTGACAGCCGTCATAAGCAACTCAAACTACACAGGCGACCTAATCCTTCAGAAGACATACCGCAAGGATTACCTATCAAAGAAAAAATGCAAGAACAACGGTGAGCTTCAGAAATATCTTGTCGAAGAGAACCATGAGCCAATAATCACTAAAGAGATGTTTGAAAAGGCACAGAAAATCAGAAATGAGAGAATTATGAAGTATGACATTAAAACCAGAAAGACAAAGAATAACTACCCTTTCACAGGCATTCTTAGATGCGGATGCTGCGGTGGAGCATATCATCACAAGACGACAAGGTACAACTTAATCTGGATTTGCAGAACCTACAACACCAAAGGGAAAGGCTTCTGCTCAAGAAGCAAGCAAATAGATGAACGCAAGCTTTATGATGCGATTAACCAATACTTCGGTTGGGATAAGTTCAAACAAGATAAGTTCCTAGAGAAGGTTGAGAAGATTATAGCTAATCCAGGGAATGAGCTAGAGATTCACCTTAAGGATGGAACGGTTGACAAAATCTATTGGAATGACAGAAGCCGAAGCGAGGCATGGACTGATGATATGAAATCTAAAGCTAGAGCTAAGGCATTTAAACAAAATGAATTAAGAGGAGGGAACAACAGATGGCAAAAGTCAAAGTAATACCACAAACGATAAATCCGATGACAATGTCAGTTATTGGCTCAACTCAAAAAAGAAAAGTTGCTGCTTATGCCAGAGTAAGCACCGAGAATGAAGAACAACAATCATCATATGAAGCACAGGTCAAATACTACACTGAGCATATAGCAACCAGACCAGACTGGGAATTCGTGAAGGTGTATTCTGATGAAGGTATATCAGGAACCAACACAAAAAGAAGAGTTGGCTTTAGATCGATGATACAGGATGCAGTTGATGGGAAGATTGACCTAATTCTAACCAAATCAATATCGAGATTTGCCAGAAACACCTTAGACAGCATATCCTACATTAGACAATTGAAAGCTGCTGGAACTGAGGTCTATTTTGAAAAGGAAAATTTATGGACATTCGATTCAAAGTCTGAAATGGTGCTGTCTATGCTTAGTGCTATTGCTCAAGAGGAAAGCCGAAGCATCTCAGAGAACGTTAAGATGGGCAAGAGATGGCAAATGAAGGAAGGAAAGGTTACAATTCCTTGTAAGGCGTTTTTAGGATACCAAAATATAGATGGTAAGATTACGATTGATAAGGATGAGGCAATCATCGTTAGAAGAATTTACTCAATGTTCCTAAAGGACGGTATGACAAGAAAGGCAATAGCAGATACTCTGAAGGCTGAGGGAATTCCTACTCCATCAAAGAAAGGCTGCAACTGGACCGTCAACAATATTCAGTCGATACTCACCAACGAGAAGTACAAAGGCGATGCATTGCTACAAAAGGTCTATTGCGACGATTATCTTGAGCACAAGGTAAAAAAGAACAACGGTGTGTTACCTCAATATTACGTTGAAAATTCGCATCCTGGAATCATCAACAAAGAAGAATGGACAATGGTTCAGGAGGAGCTTAAGAGAAGGGAAGGCATCAGATACTCATACCAAACAAGCAATCCTTATTTAGCAAAGCTTAGATGCTCTGAATGTGGACACTTCTTCGGAATCAAGGTATGGCATTCCAACTCGATCCACAGAAAAGAGGTATTGCAATGCAACGGCAAATACAAATGCGGATGCAAGTCACCTAACCTTAGCCAAGATGAAGTTAACAGGAAGTTCATAGAAGCCTACAACCAAGTGATGGACAACAAGGAAGGCTTGATAGAAGACACCAAAGAGGTCATAGAAATGCTAACCTCAACTGAGGAAATAGACGCGAAGGTACAAGCATTAACGAATGAGATGGAGGAGGTTCAGCTATTGGTAGAGAACCTAATCCACGACAATGCCAGAAGGAACCAAGACCAAGAAGAGTACGAAAGACACTATCAAGAGTTGGTAAGCCAATTCAATGCAGCTAAAGCTAAAATGGAATCCTTGCTAGAGGAAAAGCAATCTAAGCTAGACAGAATTGAAATACTCAATGCTTTCATAGCTTCCTTAGAAGATAAAGAAACAATCATAGATGAATTCTCAACCGATCTATGGAACTTGATGATACAGGAGGCACTAGTCAATGAAGATGGAACAATTAAGTTTGTATTCAAGAATGGGACAGAAATAGCAAAATAAGAATAAAATTAGCCCTTAAACACTAAATAAAGGGCTTTTTATTTATCTAAAACAGTCTAAAATAGTCTAAATCTGAATATTGTATTCATTTTTTTACTCTTTTTGATATGTTTTAAATGCCGAATTATTGACCAAATTAGAAAAATGTAATATAATAGTGTAAAAGACAAATCCTTGAGGTGATATATATGACAACAAAATTATTTGAAAGATTAGTTACAAAGTTTTCGATTAAAGTAAATGACCTTGCTAAATACTTAGAAATATCAAAAGCTACAATTTACAATTATAGAAATCTAGATGATTTTGGGGATATTCCAAGCGATAAACAGTTTAAGATTTTTTATCTTTTCGGTAAGGAGACAAAAGAAGATCTTGAATTAGTTTTAGACGAGTCAGATAACGATATTTTGGCACAGTATGTTAATAGAATTTCAAGCATTCTAAAGGGTTCTATTCAGGACAAAAAAGAATCTATTGCATCTATAGAAAGCTTATCTATGGAGATTGAAACATTAAGTAAAGAAAATGCTGCTCTTAAACGTCAACTTGTGTCACTTCAAAAATTTGATGGATTAGATGAATTTACAAGAACTGTATTATTAGATAAAGTAGCAAAAATAGCTGATGGTTCTTCAACAGCTGAAATTAAGCAGTTTATTGATTATCTTGAAATATTCGAAGCTTACAAGAACAAGTAATACTGCATAAATTTTAAGGAGGAATAACATGGCGTATTTATTTTTATCGTTCGTGGACCATCTTGATAGGACTACAAATATAAAAAATGAGTTCTACAATTTATCATTAAACGAACAATTCAAACTTCTTCAAAAACGAATACCATTAGATAGACAAACAAGCTCATTCCAATCTTTTATCGAAGCTTGCTTTCCAACAGGTATGACAAAGAAATATTATATTTCTTGTCCTAACTTTTTACGTGAAAAGGAACAAAGAGAAAGTGGTGCTCCTTCGTATTTAAGAAATGTTGTAGTAAGACCTGAACTTACTTTAAGCATGAGAAGGTATCTTCCTGACAATCAAAATATTATATTGGTTGGTGATATCTACGAGAGTAATAAAGCAAAGGTTCTTCAAATTAAAGGAATCCAGTTTATAGATGCATCGATGTCATCTCCTAATGACATGATAGTAAATGCGGAAGCGTGTAGTTCATTTGCAAAGTCTCAAAGCATGAGCAGAATGGGACAAATGGTTACTTTTAGCGTGTGGACTATAGATAGAGTTGATATGGGTAATACTCTGTTCACTCCAAATTTTGTATACGAACTTATTCAATCTTGTTATACAGTCAAGAATCCTTCAGAGATCCGTAGAACTTTTGAAGAATGGAATCAATACATTAACTTTAGAAAATATTATCTTGATGAGCAATCAAAAAGAAACTTCTTATTAGATTCTGCGGAATATATCGAAGCATATGCTGTTAATAGAAAAGACTATAGAAAGAACTCATCTGTTTATGATGATTATATTTTGGATGGAATTCAAGATTTTACAAAAGGTGAGATGGTCGTATTGTCTTCAAAAATAGAGGACGCTGAACCATTCCCATTGGTAAGATTAAATATAGACAGAAACAAGAAATCTTTCTATGAGGCACGTGTAAATAAGCGTGGAAGAATGGTTAATGAAGAGGAAAGAAAAATCCGCTCGCTGGCTAGCGATAATGTATTTATTACAGCAAAAGATCCAGAAGGAAACTCTGAATATAGAGATAGAAACGGTAATCTTCAAAGAATCCAATTTAGTGAACTTTTGAATGCTGGATATGCATTAGGTGATAGATTTAGAATTGTTTCATTCGACATCCAACCAGAAAAGCATTTGGAACAGTTAGAATATAAATACGAGTCTGATATTGATAGATCATATAAGGCAATCGATGCTAAATATGAGAAAGTCATTATAGACGAATTAAGCAAAGCTATAGCAGCATACCAAAAGGAAGTTGATGACGAGGTTAAGAAACAATTATTAGAACGAAAAAAGCAGTTGGAAGATTCTCTAAATGACGATGTTATAAATAACACTGACTCGAGCGTACTTTCAAAATTAACTAAGCTAAAAGCTGAAATTAAAATAAAATTAACTAAAGAAACGAAAAAGGCAAAAGATGAAGAAGAAAAGGCTTATAAGGAACGATTGAATTCGTTAATTGAGGATGCCTATTCAGAAATCGATGACAAAGCTCTATATATTGAGAGAAACATTAAGATGCTGGCTGATTATGAAACATCATTAATGTCTGCTGCAAAACGCCAAGTAACTCAATACGAAGCTAAAAAGAATACTGAGTTAAGAAACAAATACAAAGACGATATTAGAACCGAGAAAATTTCTATTAAAGAGCAATTAGATACACAATTAAAAGCTGACAAAGAAAAAGTGATTGAAGAAGAAACAATCATCAGATTCTCTTTATACTTCAGACTTGGCGATGCTAATAACGTTATTAACGATAAACAAATAAAAGCAATCAAAGCATGTAAGTATATTGTTTATGATAACAGAGCTGAAAAAGCAAAGATTTCTAGACAAGAAACTGCATTGAATAACTTCTATAGTGGATTTGTAAAGAACCCATATCTTTCAACATATCTTTTTAATCCAGAAAGCTTATCTAGTGTGCAAGCAGAGTACAGTGATTGGACATGGTATTTGGAATCGTTAAATGAAAAACAAAAAGAAGCTGTAAGAAAAGCTGTGTCTAGTAATGGAATATTCTTATTACAAGGTCCTCCAGGAACTGGTAAAACACAAGTCATAGCAGAGACGGTTGCTCAGATGGTAAAGAAAGGTAAGAAGGTACTTATATCTTCTGAAACACATAAGGCTATTGATAACGTATTTGAGAGATTGCCAAAAATAGCTGAAATTGTACCTATAAGACTTATTCCATCAAATAATAATAAAAAGAATGATAATGAGTACGATCCTAAATTCCTTGTCGATAATTTCTATGGAAATATCAGTACAAACATGAAAAAAGCCGTTGATAGGTATAGAAACTTCAGAAGAAATAAGGAAGAGTTCTCAGAAACATACGATAAATTAAAACTATTGAAATCAAAAATTGAAAAGTCTCAAAAGGTTTTAGACGATGCCAATAAGGAAATCACTGGATTGGAATTGAAAGCTAAGGAGCTTAATTCTCAAATTTCGACATTATCGGACTCTAGAGATGATATTAGAATTGAACTTGATGTTTTGAGAAGAACAAAACGCCATATTGAAAATGATAATCTAAGACCTGATGAAGATGTTAGTACACAACTCATCATTAGATTACGTGATGATTTGGCTTCTTTATTTGATAAAAATACATTTGTAGATATTGATCTAGGTCTACTAGTTAAGAATATTAATCAGATTAAAATGGATGAGGTAGAAAGAGAACTTGCTGTTGTAAATCCTGAATCAAATAAAACTATCCTTGAAGTTAAGAGAAGAGAAATAAAAAGTAAAATGGATGCTTGCAAGGATGAATATGATGATGTAATTCCAGAAAAACAAGATGAATATGACGCTTTACGTAAAGAGTTAATTTCCATCAAGAAGCAAATTGACGCAACAACAGACTCAGCTCCTACTGATCTTAAGTTAGGAACTATCTTTAGTTATGCATATTTGGTTGCAAATGTTGACTCAATTAAGAGAACCATAGAATTGTTGAAAGAACATATCATGGAAAGAAAGGTTCAGTATATTGAGGAAGTCAATGGATCACTTAATACGGTTGAGACTAAATTTAATAACGTTGAAGATAAAATCGCAGTTCTTAAAAAGAAGATTAAGGGAATTAATGACTCAATCATTGAAATACAGGAACGTGACGACGTGCAAGATATCCAAGAGAACAAGGGTAAGTTAGAAACTGAAATCAATAAGTTCTTCAAGGATTTTGAAATTGCAGAACCATACAAAGATATCGATGAAGCTTTGACAATCATCAAGAGAAGATGGGATGAGCTTGAGAACGATTTTGTACGTAAGGAACAAGAAAATAAAGAGAAGATTCCTATGTACGAAAAGATATCTAACTATCTATCTATGGAAGATGTTATCGAAGCCGACCGTAAGGAATACACTAAGGATTTATTTGATAATGCTAATGTATTTGGTATCACTTGTACTTCAAATGATAGATTCAGTGGAAGAAATGTCGATGCTTTGTCTGAGTATAATATTGATGACATTGACATAAAGTCTGTCGGAATTGATGTGGTAATCATTGATGAGGTTTCAAAATCTAGCTTCATTGATCTGCTTATTCCAATTTTATATGGTAAAACAGTAATTTTGGTTGGTGACCACAGACAATTGCCTCCAATGTATGAATTCTCTAAATTGAGAGACGATGATTTTGAAGGATTAGATGAAAATATCATCAATAAGGACATAAATAAAAAGTTTACTGCTCTTTATGAAGAATGCTTCTTCAAGACATTATTTGAGAGAATTCCTGAAAGCTATAAGACTATGCTTGTACAGCAATACCGCTGTCATGAGCATATCATGAATGTATTTAACCATTTCTATCAAGGTGAGTTGAAACTTGGATTTGCTGGTCAAAACAACACCAAGAAACATAATGTTAAGCTTATCTCAAATGGTAGAAGCATCATCGAGCCTGATAAACATATCTATTTTGTAGATTGCAAAAAGAACGAAACTCATGAACAAGATTCAACCTCCATGTATAACACTGGCGAGGCTAAGGTTGTTGCTGAGTTAATCAGAAAGTTAAATGATTATTTCAAACGCAATCCTGATAGAGAAAAATTAAGTATTGGTGTTATCTGCACTTATGGCGACCAAGCAAGAAGAATAAAAGAAATATTAAAGAGCGAGAAAGTTAAAACAGATGCTTTCAAGACCGATGTAGAAAAGATGATTGTTAGTACGGTAGATGATTTCCAAGGCGACGAAAGAGACATAATAATTCTTTCAACCGTAAGAAATCCAGAAAATCCTGCTAAGTCAAATCCTGGATTCATTCTTGCTTATCAAAGAATTAACGTTGCTTTATCTAGAGCTAGAAGAATGCTTGTTATGGTTGGTAATAGAAGATACCTTGAATCTAAGGGTGTCATTGATTTACCAGATGTAAACGGTAGAGGAAACGATAGAAGAAACTTCAGAGTTTATGAAGAGATCTTATATACCATCGAGCAGTATGGCAAGGTGATAGATGATATCGATGTATTAGAGGACAAGGAGGCTAGAATAAATGGATAAGTTCAAATTAGAAACATCATTTCAATTCCCATTTTTCAAATTAAATGAAATAGTTTCGTATTCAGAAGTTAAAAAGCCTTCAGGTATCGCATACATGCTTTTGGTTCTCATCAACGAGTCAAATGATAAGAATGTTTTGTTATCTCAGTTGTTAGAGAACTTCGGTGTTCCTCGTTCATTGCATTATATTTATTCAGACACGATTGCAAACCTGATCTCTCAGGATATTTTAACTACCAGATATGGCGGTTACTATGATCGCAACATGTTTAGTACGATTAGAATAGGTGATTTAGCTTTTACTCCTAAAGGAAAGAAGATCTTCGCTGAAGAATCAATCCCTACTGGAGTTACAAAAGAAGCAAAAATACCTGTTTATTATGACATTGCAATGAGACAGCTCACTTTAGCTATCCCAGCAAGCTTTGAACCTAAGCCATTAATGGATAGTGCTATCACAGAAGATTTTATGGCTGATTTCTCATGCGATAAGAGTGTGGAGGACTTCATCAATAAAAATAAGGGTGTGAGAATTCCTATTTATGAGAATGGCAAAGTCGTAAAGAATGAGCTTATCAAAAAGGAAGAGATTATTACCAAAGTCGAGGAAATCTCAAAAGAGAACTGGACTGGAAAATATGACTGCACAGTAGTATTGGAAGGCAATACGCTATCTTTTGAATTTGAAGAGAAAGCTGTACAAAACTTTTTCGACGTAAACTACACAGGCGAAATGGTAAACAAGGCCATAGGATATAAGAATAAATTCAAGTTTAAGTCAGCGTATTCAGATGGGTTGGATTTATCAGCGTTTGCCAACAAGGATATTGCAAGCATCATCATTCCAAAGGAAATTGACGATGTTTTGAAGCAAAAAGGACAGATGCTTATCACTAAGGGTAACTACAAGGGAAATAACTATTACACAGTGGAAAGTGTATCTGGTCTCCAGAAATACGATCCATCATGTGAGTTCATTGTTGTAGACCAAGCAGACAACAGGTTTGCTTTCATTCCTGGCGTATTTAACTTTAATAATAAGGATCTTGGAATTATATCAATTCCTCTTGTTTTGAGATTAAAGGTTAGCTCAGAGCAGTTAAAAGAGGTGCTCGAATCCTACGTGAATAACCTTAACGAGTATTCTGAAGATAATTTCAAGACGCTTGTAAGGGTAACTAATGTGTCTAAGGACTATGCAAAGGCTGCTGAAATCATGAGTGGCTATTTGAATAACGATTATGAGAGCAATATAGTTCGTTTAAATGAAATGAAGCCTACAGCTATGATGAATGCTAATATCATGGCTAAATACAAAGAAATGCTTCAAGATAACTATTCCGCTTACTTGAAAACAGTAACAGAGGATAATTTGGAGACTGTATTGAAGATCACAAATACAATTCCTAAGTTCCTTAATATTCCATTAAAGGATGTTATTTCACGCTTGTTTGATAGCTTGAAGGAAATTAAGAACAGGCAGGAAGTATATGAAACATTGGTTGAAAAGGGCTTTGATAAATCGATAGTCGTTTTATATGTAAACCCTGTTGATGATGCTTTAAGAACAAGAATGGCGACAGATAAATCATTATTGGATTTAATCAATTATGACACTTGCATTTCCAAGATGAAGGAACTAACTGGCATCAAGGATTATAGAAAATACGTTTTTGAGGAAGAGTCTGTAAACAGAACTGAATTCAAAAAGACGTTCAATACTGCCAAATGTGTACAAAAAGCGGTTGATTTCTTCAGAACGCAAAATCAAGAGCTATTCAAAGATTTTGATGGCTTCATGACTTTATTCGGAACAATCAATGATGATTTCAATATATTAGATGCTGCTTTAGCAAATCCGAATAACATAAAGCCAGAGTTAGTAGAAAAGAAAATCACATCTGGTGACTATCAATTTGTTTTTGTTAACCTTTCTGCAAAGTTGGAAATCATCCTTAAAAACAAATACAAACTAGATGGAAAGCTTTCTGATATGTTAAGTGAGGCTAGAAGAAGCGGTGCTATCGAGAGAAACATTGCAACGGATCTTCATGATTTCAGAGAGAATAGAAATGCATATATCCATCCTGAAGATAGAACTGCAAACTTTAAAGCAGATGATTTAAGAAGGTGGAGCAAAGAAATTTTTGAGTTAGAGGAGGAAAAGAAATGAGTCATAAGGTAACAGTGGACTTTGAAGGTTTAACTATCCAAATTCAATCTCAGTGCGAAACTGCGGCACATTCGTTATGTAAGATTGATAAGGTTTTGGGCAGAATCCATGAAACTGCAAGTAAATTGGAAACTTCAAAAGTCAAAGAATATGAAGCTTATTTATTGAAGTCTAAGGATCAAATCCAAAAATTAATCAATGAGTTCAATGCTTCCCTTGAGGAGTATAAGGCACTAAAGAAGCAGTCATTCGACATGGATGTCAGATATGGTGGTGCCGACAGCAAGGCTTTAGCTGAAAAGTACAAGCAGCTAAACACCACATTAAGAGTGCAAGGCGAGAACCTCGTAAGAACAGTTAATGAATTGACTGGTTCTAAGCTAGAGGTTATAGACCAAATGATAAACGAAGGCTTGCTAAATGCAGGTCAGGAATCAGCACAAAATCTATTAAACAAGATGAGCGGCGTGTTGAATATCTCTAAGTCTGTCATTGAAAAAATAAATCAAATAGAAGATGTGTCATTAAGAGAATTGGCATATCGTGAAATGGTAAATGAAGCCAATGCTGGACTAGGATTTGATGAATTGGTTTCAAAAGCTCAAGCAGAATACGATATACTAGTTGGTAAGAAGACTAGACAAGTGATCGAAGAATGCAAAGCTGAATTAAAAGCCAACGGGGTAGCTCCAGAAGTTGTTGAAAAAGCTAAGACTGTTGATGAAGCGAACGCAATGATGAATGCTGCGATAACAGATGAAAAGGTTCGTAAGGAAACGTTAAAGGTCATAATTAAGGCGATAAAAGAACGTGGGTTCATTGTTGATACAAAGAAAAACCTTAAAATTGACAAAGAGAAAAATATCGTAAAACTTGTTGCATTGAAGGCATCAGGCCAAACTGCAGAGTTTGAAATTCAACTTAACGGAAAATTTATGTATCACTTTGAAGGCTATGAAGGTCTAGCTTGCAATAAGGATATCACTCCATTCATTGAGGATTTGAAGAATGTATATGACATAAATATTCTTCATGAGGAAGTTGAATGGTCAAATCCAGATAAAATCCAAACACAAAAGTATCAATACGTAAATAAAAATAAAGGCACAAACTAAGGAGGTGGTCGTATGTCATTACAAAATAGTTTTAATAAAATTAGAAGAAATGCTGGTATCAAGAAATGCGTCATGATCGACGGTAATGTTGGTGATGTTTATCTTGATGATAAAAATAAGATTGTCACTTTGAGAGAATTCTTAGAGGCTATGTTTAAAGACATGGACTATCAAGATATCGTTTATTGGGATAGAGTTGAAGGTGCAACTGGTGCCATTGATAAGTTGACTTTAACCGATGAAGTTGAAGTTGAAGGCGATGCTTATGATTTAGGAGATGAGGAAGAAGAAACTCCAAAAGCACAACAAGGACTATTTAAGAGTCCTGCTGAAATCCTAAATGTTGTTTATAAGAATGTTATCGACAAGAAAAAGAAAGTCGCATTTATCATCAACTGGTCTGAATATTTATTCAGTGCTAATGGTTTATCTGAAGACGAAAGACAAAACATCACTCTTTTAGGTAAAGCATTAAAAGACAGAAAGATTGATTATTTAAGTTCTGATTGCAACGAGAGCGTTGTAGTAATTATTTTAAATAAAGCTTCCGGCTTGCCACTTTCATTCTATCAAGGAAACCCTGAGGTAGAAATCGTAACACTTCAAAAACCTGATAGAGAAGAACGTAAGCAAATGGTACAGAAGATTGAAGACTCATTTGAAGTGCGTTTAAAGAGTGGAACAAGCTCATTATTAGATAACGAGAATATCGATTGCATCGACATGATGGAAGACTTTACTAACAGAGAAATCATCCAACTTTCTAGAATGTCTAGAAAAGAAGATAAGATGTCATTCGATAAGCTTTTCTATCTATTTAAATATGGTGAAAAAGAAAATCCATGGGAAAAGTTAGAACAAGCACGTGTTAAGAACATTAAGAAGGAACTAGCTGAGCGTGTAGTGGGTCAGGATGAAGCAATCGAGAAGATTGAAAAGACTGTCGTTAAGGCTTATATGGGCTTAACTGGCTTACATAAGACTTCATCAAGATCAATGCCAAAAGGTGTGTTCTTCTTTGTAGGTCCTACTGGTGTTGGTAAGACAGAGTTATCAAAGGCTTTAGCGAAGTTTTTATTCGGTGATGAACAAGCATGTATTCGTTTCGATATGTCTGAATACGCACAAGAAAACAGCGATCAAAAGCTAATCGGTGCTGCTCCAGGATATGTTGGATACGAAGAAGGCGGACAATTGACTAATGCAATCAAAGAACATCCATTCAGCGTTGTTTTATTTGATGAAATTGAAAAGGCTGCTAAGCCAAATCCTAGAATCCTAGATATCTTCTTACAAATCTTAGAAGATGGCCGTTTAACTGATTCAAAGGGTGAGACTGTATATTTTAGCGATACTATCATCGTATTTACATCTAACTTAGGCGCAAACCAAGTACAAGCTAGTGCGGACAAAGAAGGCGTAGCAAAGGAATTCATTCGTATCGTTAAGGAATACTTCGACCAAGAATTAAAGAGACCTGAATTATTAGGACGTATTGGCTACAATAACATCGTTCCATTCAACTTTATCCAAGATAAGGAATTCCAATACAAGATCTGCAAATCAAAATTAAAGCCAGTAATTCGTGGTATCGAAGAAAAGTACAAACTTGACCTTGAGTTTGAAAAGGAAATGGATGCAATCAATTACATTCTTTCAGCAGTAGATTCTGCAAAGGGCGGTCGTGATATCTTAAATGCAATCAACGACAGATTACTTGATCCATTAGCAATGTTCTTATTTGAAAACAAGGATGATCTTCGCTCTTTAAGAGGAAGCAAGATTGTCACTAAGGTAACAAAGGAAGGATTCTCTTTTGAGTTCTCAGAATAAGTTTAATGTTGCATACATAAAGCTATGCACAAAAACTGAAGGACCGTTTAATAGATGCTGCATTTGGTTTCAAGGCTGTAATTTAAACTGCAAAGGTTGCTGCAACAAGGACCTGCAAGCCTTGATTCCTAATCACATCATTGACTTTGATAAGCTTATCGAAATAGTAAAAGAGGCAAGGGATGATTTTGGTATTGAAGGAGTCACTCTTAGCGGAGGCGAGCCTTCACTACAAAAAGGTCTTGTCGAGTTCAATAAAGCGATACATGACTTAGGTTTAGGAATAATCATGTTTTCTGGAAGAAGCAAAGATGCGTTGAACCCAGAGTTGGTAAATTCCGTAGACCTTCTTATCGATGGTCCATTCATTGAATCAGAATTAGATACCGACAGAGTGTTACTAGGCTCTAAAAATAAGAACCTCACATTTATAACAGACAGATATGAATCGGAAGCTGATTATTTTAATAATCCCGTTTCTATTGAAGAGATTACAGCTGAGGATTACATATTTATTAACGGAGATTAGTCATGGACAAGAAAAGAATAGAAAAAGAAATGAGAGAGTTAGAATTAAAGATTCATTATCACTTCAACGATATATCTTGGCTTGCTAAGGCTATGGGCTCTATAAAAATTGAGGTTCCTGGACAAGGAAAAAATGGCTCCGAGTATTCAAATGAAGGTCTAGCAACTGTTGGCGATACGATGCTTAAATCAGTGATTGCTGACCATCTTTATAGAACTAAGAACATTAGAACTAAAGGTGAGATAACAACAGCAAAGAGCGACTTAGAGAATAATTCGACTATGCATAAGATGATGCTTGGCGAAGGTTTGATAGCTTATTCGTACAATGATCTTCATTTTTACAAAGATCCAAATATTCCTGACCATGAGAAAGTCGTATGCAAGGAACATGATCCATATGTTGAAGCGATAGTTGGTGCGGTCTATTATGACTCCAACTACGATACAACAAGAAGATGGATATTAAAATGGTTACTTCCTTTGCTAGAACGCTATAAATAAGGGTGCTAAAAGTTGACACGATTTGACCTAAGGGTGCTAACTTTTTTACACGATTTAAAAGTAGGGGTGCTAAAATTGTATTAAAACATTTCTACTTTGACATTTTGATTCAATAAGTTTGATACTTTAATGATATCAAACTTTTTTATTATTAGATTATCATATTACATTTTTCTTTTTTTCACAATAGATAGCGATATTAATTATTGTATCTAAACTTTTATCCAAAAGAATAATTAATCTTATTTAAAATGTGATAATGATTTATTAACCTTTATTAATGCCTTTAATTTTCGTTACACCCTATTAATATCTATGACTTTATGATATAATATGTTATAATTGGTGTCTATAAAAACACTTATTGAAACCCGGGAGAATAAAAAATGTCTAAAAAAGAAAAAATAGTTCTCATCCTTTTATTCGTTATTATTGCCTTTATTGATGTTACAGGATTACCAGGAGTTTTAAAGAAAATATATGTTGAGGATTTAGATCCAAACATTATTCCGATTATGATCAATTTTGTTTTAATTGGAATATTATCAGTCATTATCTTAAAGTCATTTAAGATAACGTATACTTTTGGTTTTACTAAAAAAGGTCTAAAAAGCGGAATGAAAAGATATGGATTACATGGTGTTCTAGTTGGTATTATATCCTTAATTAGTTATATTATCGGTCTTTCACCTTTTGATTACTCACCAACATTATTAAAAATCCTTATTGAAGGTATCTTATATTGTATAGGAGTAGGCATCGTTCAAGAATTCTACATTAGAGGTTTATTTCTTAATTGTATTGAAGAACTAGCACCAAAAAAGAAAAATAGAACAACTATAGCAATTATTATTTCTTCAGTTGTCTTTGGCATAGGACATATTCCTGGTGTTATAAGCATGGGCATTGGTGTTATTATCTTTAAACTTGTTTCTACAATCTCTATGGGTTTATATTTAGGAGCTATATATAAGAAAACGAATAATTTGTGGATTCCTATTATTATTCACACATTTATTAATATTTGTGCTTTGCCATATTGCTTTACACAAAATATGCGTTATGAAACAATAACAATTGTCATTCTTACAATTATCTATTCATTACTGGCAATATATTCTTGGACTTTATTATATAATAAGAAAAGAATTGTTAATAACTAAATCAAAATTGATTATTATAGGAGGATACATTCGTGTTCATCAATCCACCAATAGAATCTCCCCAAAATGTTTTTCATAAAACATTTTATAGCCAAGTATTAAATAACGAAGTTGGCTATAATATCTATCTTCCCCCTGAATATAACAATAGTGATAAAAAATATCCCGTTGATTATCATATTCATGGATGGAAAGGAAATGAATCTTCAGAACTCAAACCATTAGAAAAAGTTTATCCAAATAGAGATATGATTACTGTTTTTATCAATGCTATTTCTTTAAAAGAAAATTACTTTGATGTGCTATTAGAAATTGAATTCGTTTTGCTTCATGAGCTTATTCCTCATATTGATGGGCACTATCGAACTAATACAACTCGTAATAGTCGCATGCTTTCAGGCTTTTCCATGGGTGGTAATATGGCATTTTATTATGCTGTCAAACATAATGATTTATTTTGCTCAGTTATATCATATGCTGGAACTTTTCATCATCTGTATAATAAAGAATATCGAACTGTCGGAGTAGCTCCAGAAAAAGTAATGAATTTATATAACGATATGCTAAGAGAAAAATGGTATTTAGAAGATAACAATATACTATCTTTAGTCAGAAAAAATGCGGATAAAATTAGGGGAAAACTCAACATAGAAATGCATATCGGTACTACTGATATCTTGCTTTGTGATAATGAAATTATGCATTTATATTTGGATTCATTAAATATCCCTAATGTGTATAAGAAGTATCCAGGTGTTGATCACAATCTAGAAAGAATATTATAAAATTCATATATATAATAAGAAACAAAACCTCTAATATCGGTATGATATTAGTGGCTTTTTATTGTAATGAAAAACAAGAAAAATAAGCTCGTTTAATCGTTTAATCAACAGTTTGAAAGGAAATATTATTGAAGATAGTCAAATATTACTTAACAATATTGATAAAGTTCATACCACAGAAATGGGGATTATGAGGATTAAAAGGAATCTTAAATTAGATAATATTGATATTGTAGAATACTGTAAGAAGAAAGTTTTAGACGATCATTGTTACATCTATAAGCAGGGAAAAAACTGGTATTGTGAAATCGAAAACATCTTTACATTCTGCATCTAAATGTAAATGTTAGCTCTTGATTATACGCAAATTAATGAACTTAGATCTCAATTCCCTTTGTAATATGGGATAGATTA